GCCGTATCAGGTCTTCGCGTCGGCCTTTAACGAGGCGGCGCAACGTCATCCAGAGTTCGAGATTTACAACGCAACACGCGACTCGGCGCTTGAATGCTTCCCGCGGGCAGCACTCCGAGACGTGATCTAACAGGAGAGAAAAAATGTCCAAGGGCAATACATTCGAGAATGACCTGATGAAGCTGTTTTTCCAGGGAACGGCGATCGCCAACCTGGCAGACAACGCGGCAAGCTCGCCGAATACCAACCTCTACGTCTCGCTGCACACCGCCGATCCTGGCGAGGCAGGCGACCAGACGACGAGCGAGGCGTCATACACCGGCTACGCTCGAGTCGCCGTCGCGCGCACCTCGGGCGGCTGGACCGTGACGAACAACTCCGTCACGAACGCCGCAGCGATCACCTTCCCACAATGCACCGGGGGCTCGAACACGATCTCCCACTTCGCGGTCGGTACGGCCTCGAGCGGCGCAGGGAAGATTCTCTACAAGGGCGCGCTCACCGCGTCGCTCGCCGTGTCGAACTTGATCATCCCGGAATTCGCCTCGAGCACCCTCACGATCTCCGAGGAATAATCGAACGTGGCAACGATCGTCACTCGCGCGGGTAAGGGCGCCGCTCTTACTCACCAGGAAGTCGACGCCAACTTCACCGGCCTCAATACCGAGCTCGGGCAGAAGGAGGTCGCATCGAACAAGGGCGTCGCCAATGGCTACGCCTCCCTCGATGCCGCCGGGAAGGTTCCGTCCGCGCAGCTTCCGTCCTATGTGGACGATGTTGTCGAGGTCGCGAACTTTGCGTCGCTCCCTGGTACGGGCGAGACGGGCAAGATCTACGTCACGATCGACACGAATAAAACCTACCGATGGACTGGCTCGACCTACATCGAGATCAGCGCCTCGCCGGGCTCGACCGACTCGCTCGCGGAAGGGTCGACAAATCTCTACTTCACCCAGGCTCGAGCTCGCTCCTCCGTATCCGCGTCGGGGTCGTTAAGCTACAACAGCTCGACGGGCGTGATGTCTTTCTCTGACGCGGTCACCTCGGTCGCCGGTCGCACGGGCGCGGTCACGCTCACCTCGAGCGACGTCGGCCTGGGTAACGTCGAGAACAAGAGCTCCGCGACGATCCGCGGCGAGATTACCTCGAGCAACGTCACGACCGCGCTCGGGTTCACGCCGTACAACGCGACGAACCCTTCGGGATATATCTCCGGCAACCAGACGATCACGGTCTCTGGCGATGCAAGCGGCTCCGGCGCGACCTCGATCGCGCTCACCCTTGCGAACTCTGGCGTCTCCGCAGGCACCTACACGAAGGTCACGGTCGACGCGAAGGGTCGCGTCACAACTGGCGCCTCGCTCGCGTCCGGCGATCTGCCGACCTACACCGGCACGATCACCTCGAGCCAGGTCACGACCGCGCTCGGATATACGCCGTACAACAGCAGCAACCCGAGCGGCTATCAGACAGCAGCCAACGTCAGCGCGTTTTTCGGTTCGTCAACAACCAGCGGAACGCTCGACTGGAACGATGTCAGCAATACAAAGCCTGGCGCATACGGGACATTGTTACTGGGTACTGCCACAAACGGACCCGGTGGCGGGAACTACTATCATCCGGTTAATTTTGAGTACGGCAGCAAAGACGGAACGGGCAACGTCACGCAGATAGCGGTCGCATACGGCACGCCAGCAAATGAGCTTTGGATGCGCGGTCGATATGTCGGCACATGGGCAAGCTGGGTTCGTTTTCTTAATTCCAGCAACTACAACGAATTCGCTCCTACAAAAACTGGCGGCGGCGCGAGCGGAACGTGGGGCATTCGGATTACCGGCTTTGCGAATCAAGGGTCGCCTAGGCTTTATTCGACAGATGGCACTTATAACTACGACTCTGGCGCACCTTACTACGGCTATTTAACGTACAACTCGACGGCTAATCGCTGGCGTTTTAAGGTTTCGCCAGCAACACCTGATGCAGTCGAGGTTGCTTACGCAGATGCGTCCGGGTCTGTCAGCAGTATCACCAGCGGACAGGTGACAACCGCCCTCGGATATACGCCTTACAACTCGACCAATCCCAACGGGTACATCACAAGCTCTGCCCTGTCGAGCTATCTGCCGTTAAGCGGTGGCACGTTAACCGGATCGCTGAACACGCAATATGTCTCCGTTAAAGCGGGAGCTGGCATATATCTTTATCGTTCGGATAACACGGCGTATACAAACTGGGACGCTCGCGCTGATGGCAACCAGGCGGTGCCGCACAAGTACACATTCCACCCGACGCACGGATATGGCGCGTATAAGGAAAACTGGTGGGATGGCGATAGCTATCACTCGCTGCAAGTAACCTCGAACGTCTTACAGTACGACGGAAGCACCGTTTTACACGCAGGAAACTACAGCGGCTACGCGCTTCCATTAAGCGGCGGGACGTTGACTGGCACTTTTACTGTCAACACCAACGCGAATCAAGTCGCCTATTTCCAATCACCAAATCCGAATACATGGGTAGATTTAATATCGACCGCAGGAACTTGGTCGATGGGAGCGACAAGCGGTAATCGGTGGGCAATTTACAATAGAACTGGCACAAATGGTTTGCGCTTCGAGGTAGACACATCGGCGGCGTATGTGAACAGCAACGTCGTTCTTCACGCTGGAAATTACAGCAGCTACGCTCTCCCGTTAAGCGGCGGCACAATCACCGGCACATTAAACATCAACGGCGGCGGATCGCAGCCGCTAAACCTTACGACCAGTAGCAGCAGCCCGTGGGGCTTCGGACTCACGAGAAGCGATGCCGGTGTATCAAGCAAGATTTTCTTGCACAACGGCAGCGGAAGCTGGGCTTGGGTATACGAACACAACCCAGTTTTCTATAACGGCGGTGCATATAGCCAATTTCTGCACAGCGGTAACTACACAAGCTACTCGCCAACTTTAACCGGAGGCGGCGCGAGCGGAACGTGGGGAATCAACGTCACAGGAGCTTCGGGATCGGCGCCACTCCTTTCTGCACTCGGACTCTACGTCTGGAGCGCGTCAACACTTCCGACAGGGTACAACCAAGGAATTCAATGTTCATTTGTGTATGGCGGCTGGCCGAGTTACGGCTCTGTGATGACGATGAATACATACAGCGGAGGCGGTGGCGCGCTTCAGCTTTATGTTCCATACAGCCCGACATATGGCGGGACAGGTCTTCAGGTTCGATTCGGTAACTACGACGTTTCGTCGGGTAATTCCTGGACGTCTTGGAAAACGCTTTTAGCGAGTGACAACTACAGCAGCTACGCGCTCCCGCTTTCTGGCGGAACAATGACAGGGACGATCTACAGCAACGCCTCGTCGTTAATTATTGGGCAGCAGGGCGGCTCTATCCGCGGGTATGTTTATAACGACTCTGCCGGAATCGGCTTCCTGACAAACGGCGGCGCGTGGGCCGCATACGTTCCGCTCGGGACGAACAACTGGCAAGTCAACGGCAGCATGACTGCATCGGGCAACGTCACCGCCTACTCGGACGAGCGAGTAAAGGCTAACTGGCGAACGCTGGACGACGGTTTTGTCGTCAAGCTCGCAAGCGTCAAGTCGGGAATCTACGACCGCACCGACATCGAAATCACCCAGGCGGGCGTCTCGGCGCAGTCGCTTCGACAGGTCTTGCCCGAGTCGGTCATTGAGTCAGACGATGGCGATCTGTCGGTCGCATACGGCAACGCCGCGATGGTCTCTGCGGTCGAGCTCGCGAAGGAGCTCGTAGCGCTCAAGCATAAAGTCACCGAGCTCGAGGCTCGGATTCACTAGGAGCATTCAGAATGGCTATCGAATACACGCTAAAGATCAACGCGGTCCGAGTTCATAACGTCGGCGAATTGCAAAACGTAGTGAAGGAGGTCGACGTTACGCTCAAGGGCACCGACAGCGGGTGCAGCTTCGAGCTCCCGATCTCGGTCAACGTCGGCGATCCGGCTCCCGAGAATTTTGTCGACTTCTCGCAGCTCACTCCCGCAGAGGTTGAGGCCTGGGTGTGGGTCCAGGAGGATCAGCTCTCCCCGTACAAAGCGCACATCGCCTACGTCGTCGCGAAGGAAGTCGAAAAGGCCGCGCTCGAGCAGAAGCCTCTCCCCTGGGCTCCGGCTCCAGAAGCTCCCGCAGCACCGGCTGACGTCGCGGCCTAATGCCTCTCGTCTCTTCCGGGGAGATCTCGATCGGCGGATCGACGACCGATCGCTCGATCAACCTCGAGCTCGGACGATCGGCGACGGCGACCTCCAGTCTTAACGAGTCGGCGCTGCGAACGCTGGCCGGAGTCGCAAGCGGCGCGATCTCGCTCTCGAACTTCTACGGGAAGTCGAACGCTAGCGTCGCGATCTCAAACCAGAGCGCGCAAAACCTATCCGCGGCTGGAAGCGGTGGAACGGCGACAGCGACTTATCGTCTGAACAGTAACGGCGGCGCGTATCGCACCAACATAAACGGGACTCTCGTTTCAATTAACGGAGAGTGGCTCGTCTCGGGGTCGGCGTCGCTGTTCGAGGTTTATGCAACGTGGTCGGGTTCGGGCGGATCGGTCGGCGGAACGACTGGATCTTGGATCAACCTCTCGACGACTCGCGACTGGACATTGACCGTGACGAACAACTTCGTCGTCCGATCGTTAGCGATAGAGATTCGGCTCGCATCGAGCGGGTCTGTACTCGATACCGCGACGATCGAGTTTGAGGTCGACAGCGCGCCGTGATGTTTTTGAAAAGTCACAACTCGGAGATCTTGTGAACAACGTCTTGAAGTTTGAACTCACCGCCGAAGAGGCGAACGTCGTCCTGGCATCGCTCGCGAAGCAACCCTTCGAGGTCGTCGCCGGACTCATCGACAAGCTGCAACGCCAGGCGCAACCGCAGCTCGCACCGAAGGCAGAAGGAGCTGATCCGGCTCCTTGATGAAACAGGCCGCGTCCGACTTCGAGACCGGCTCGGAGGTTAGATGAGCGGCCTATACGTCCAGAGCGACTACTGGCTCTTCGGCTATGCCGTCGGCGATACGCTGTACGGCACGGCCGCAGGGTCGGCGACTGTCACCGGCACGCTTCGTCCGAAGATTTACTCGCCTGGCGCGAGTGTCGGAACGGCAACCGTCCAGGGTGACATCGACGCGATCGGTCGTCCGATCGCAAGCTCCGCGGGTTCGTCGACAACGTCGGCAACCTCTCGAGCATTCGCCAGGGCGACCGGCTCCGCTGATGGAACCGGCGCGACCTCCGCCTCGATCAGCGCGCAGGGCTCCTCGAGCGCAAGCTCGACGGGATCTGCAACGGTCGACGGCGCGGTCATTGCGTCGGGGCCGATCTCTGCCTCCTCGAGCTCGAGCTCCACGGTAACTGCCGACGGCTCCGGGCGTATCGAAGGCGAGGGCGCTGCTGCGGGGACGGCTACGGCCGCGGCCGATGTCCAGGCGCGCACCGGACTCGACGCCTCGAGCTCGGGCAGCGCGTCCGTCTCGGGCGATGCGTTCGCAACCGGCCAGGCATCCGGCCAGGCCGAGGGCTCGGCGACGGTCACCGGCTCCGGGACCGCCAGGTTCTCGAGCCGCGGCGAAACGTCCGGCACCTCGACGGTCGACGGCTCAATCCAGGGCGTCTTCCCGGCTAATGGGGCGGCGCAGGGGGCGAGCACGATCGCGGGGGATGTTCTCGCCTACGGTCTGGCAGATGCCGCCTCTGCGGGCTCTGCGGCGGCGAGCGGCGACATCCTGGCGACCGCTACGGCCGAGGGTGCTTCGAGCTCCTCGAGCTCGGTGTCCGGCGACATCCTGGCAACCGCCCAGGGCTCCGGCTCCGCCGAAGGCCTGGCGACGGTTGAGGGCTCCGGGCAGCGGAAGATCTCCGCACCTGGCGCGGCGATCGGCTCCTCGAGTTCGAGCGCGGTCATCCTGGCATTCGCTCCGGCGGATGGCTCGATTGCAGGCGACGCGACAGTCAGCGCCGAGGCGCGCGCCTTCGCGATGGGCTCCGGCTCGATCGCGGGCGACGCCACGGTCGCGGCCTCCCTCGACGGTCGCTCGACCGTCCAGGGCGCCGCCTTCGGCGACAGCACCGTCTCGGATGTCCCGGCCTACGGGCGCGGCGCGGTCGACGGCAACGATAGCGGCACCTCAAGCGCGAGCGCTTCGATCCTCGCCTACGGTCGCCAGGTCGGCGACGCGGCGGGCGAGGCGAGCTCGATTGTCACGCTCTACGGACGCGGGCCGATCCTGGGCCTGGTGTACGGCACGGCCGAGCTGGAGGGGCAAGCGCGCGGGCGCGGCTCTGTCGACGGCAACGCAGAGGGCGATGCGACCGTCAGCGGACGGATACGCAATCGCACCTTCACGCCGGACTCGCGCGAGCTCAAGGTTCCGTTCCAGGATCGCCGCGAAATTATTCCGCAGCGCTCGACGCTCAAGGTCGGCGCTGACAGTTCGATCGAGGTCGAGGCGGAAGGCCGCACGATCAAGGTCTCACGAAACAACAGGAGAATCGCTGCATGACGATCATCGCGGCATTCACGAAAGATCCGAACTCGACGATCGACTTCGAGGTCGACTGGAATCCCTGGCTCAACGGGGACACGGTCACGACCTCCGCCTGGGAAGTTCCCGCAGCGCTGACGATCGTCTCCGAGGGCGTAACGTCCAGCGTGACGCGCGCGTTCCTCTCGGGGGGAGTCGCCGGAGCGGACTACCTCATCACGAACCGCGTGACGACTCCAGGCGGACGCATTGAAGACCGCTCGGTCCTGGTACAGGTGCGACAACTATGAACCACACCCTGATCACGGCTCCGACGGGTGAGCCGGTAACGGTCGAAGAGGCGCGCTCACATTGCCGCATCGACGGCAACCAGGACGACGAAATTCTCTTCGCACTCACGAAGGCCGCGCGCGAATACGCCGAGGCCTACACCGGGCGCTCGTTTGTGAGCACGACCTGGGAGCTGCGCGTCGATCAGTTCCCGCTCTACTTTCAGCTCCCGAAAGCGCCGCTCGCAAGCGTCACTTCGATCACATATATCGACGTGCAAGGTGCGACGCAGACGCTCTCGGCCGGGCTCTACCAGGTCGTCGCCGACGCCGGGCCGTTCGCGCAGCCTGGCAAGATCTTCCAGGCCTACAACGCGACCTGGCCGAGCTCGCGCGGCCACATCGACGACGTCCGCATTCGGTACGTCGCCGGATATGGCGCGGCGACTGACGTGCCGATGGCAATCAAGGCGGCGATCAAGCTGATGATCGCTCACCTCTACGAGAACCGCGAGGCGACGCTGACAGGCACGATCGTCTCCGAGTATCCGCTCGGCTTTGCTGCGCTGCTCTCGCCGTTCAAGGTGTTTTGACAATGCGCGCAGGGCGGCTTCGACATCGCGTGACGGTCCAAAGGGCGACCGATTCGATCGACCAGTACGGCGACCAGACCCCGACCTGGGCCGCTCTCGGTACCGTCTGGGCGTCGGTCGAGCCTTTGAGCGGACGCGAGTATTTTGCCGCAGCGCAGATGCAAAGCGAGATCAATGCGCGCGTCACACTGCGGCCGATCTCCGGCGTAACGATCACGCCGAAGGATCGGGTCAAGTTCGGGACGCGGTACTTCGACGTGCAATCGGTGATCAACCTGGAAGAGCGCGGGCGCGAGCTTCAGCTACTCTGCGTGGAGCGGTTCGTCTGATGCCGATCATCACAGACATAAAGGTCGACGGGCTTCGGGAGCTCGAGGCCCGGCTCCTCGAGCTCGACGCTCTCGCGGCGAAGCGGCTCCTCACTCGAGCAACCCGTCGCTCGCTGATTAAGCTTGAGCGCCAGGCAACCGCCAACGCCGAGAGCTTCGCGCGATCCGGGGCGCTCGCCGAGTCGATCAAGATCGCCAACGTCAAGCCGCGCGGCGCCGAGACGGTAGCGGTCCAGGTCGGACCCAAGAAGAAGGACAAGCGCGCGGTCGCTCTACAGAACGTCTACTACCGGCGAAAGCGCAAGGGAATCTTTTACGGGCACCTGGTCGAGTACGACCGAAGTGTTCGTGGGGGAAGCGGGCGCCGCGTGCCTGGGCGTCCTTGGTTCACGCCCGCCTGGAATGCGACGAAGAGCGGCATCGTGCCGGAGTTCCAACGCATCCTGGCGCAGGGCATCGCGCGCATCGAGAAACGACTGCGACAACAGGCCGCAGAAACAGAGGGGCTCGTCGACCCGTGAGTATCGAGAACGCCATCATCGCGAAAATCGTCGCGCTTAATACGGGCGCAGCATCTCGTGTCTATCGCGAGATCATCGTCCAGGAGCCGACGCTTCCGGCCGTCGCTGTCAGCAGGACAAGCGGGCAGGGAATGGCGCGCACCCTGGGGAACAACCCGCTCCTGCATCGCGCGGTACTTCGCATAGAGGTCGTCGGCGAGACGATGGCGCAAGTCGCGCCGGTCGCCGCGGCAATACAGGCGGGCCTTGATGGGTGGCGCGGCACGCAGAGCGGAGTCGTGGTTCTTAATTCGCGCCTGTCGCAACAGCAGGAGAACGCCGACGCGCAGGGCGATCGGACGCTGCGCGTCGTGCAGCAGGACTTCGAGTTCGTCTACCGATAAAAACTAGAGAGAAGCGCCGGGAGGGGTCATGGATCTATTCGAGATTTTTACGAGAGCGTGGCCTGTCATCCTGGCGCTGATCACGCTGATCATTGTCCTCTCGAAGCTCGACCTCCGCGTCGCGGTTCTCGAGGACAAGATCAAGACATTGTTCGATCTGCTCAACAAGCGAGAGAAGTGACCAGATAGTCGCCGCCCTCGAGTGATTTCGTTTTAACAACGCCGCCGCAAGGCGGTTTTTTTTTGCTTTAACAACGCCGCCGAGAGGCGGTTTTTTTTTGGAGTAACTGAAAATGACCGCAAACATCTCTACCGGCACTCTGCTCAAAGTGGGCAACGCGGCCTCGCCGGAGGTCTTCGCTACCGTTGCCCAGGTGCAGGAAATCAAGTGGAGCGGGTACACCCGCAAGATCGTCGACACATACACTATGGGCTCGGCCTATCCGACCCGCCTCGTGGGCTCGCACGACCCGCAGAACGTCGAGCTAAAGCTGCTCTTCGACCCGGCAGACGCCGCACACGAAGCCATGCGGACGAAGCTCATCGCGGGCACCTCGAGCAACTATCAGATCATCCTGCCGGATGCCGGGTCCTACCAGGTGCAGTTCGCCGGGCTCGTGACGAAGTTCGAGGTCGACGCGCTGACGGCTGAAGGTGCCGAGATTGTCGCGAACGTGACGATCGAGCTGACCGCTCTGCCGACGGTGACCGTGTAATGAGTCGCGATCTGCTGAAAGCAACGATCAGCAGCGCGTTCTCGAAGGCGTCCGTCCGTCAGCTCGAGGTGCACGGCGTGTCCGTGTTCATCCGCGGGCTGACGGGCGGCGAGCGCGTGCAGCTCCAACAGTGGGCGGCGGAGGCCTCGAGCGGTGGCGAGCCGCTCGCGGACTACAAGGTCGCGGCTCTGGGCCTTTGCGACGCCGAAGGGGTGCGCCTCTTCGATGATCCGCTCGAGGTGGCAAAGCTCGACGGCGCGGTTCTCTCGCAGCTCTCGAAGGCGATCCTCGAGGCCTCCGGCCTCACTGAAAACGCGGTCTCTGACGCCGAAAAAAAATAGCGGGCGAGCCGGAGCTGCTGATGTGGTTCCGGCTCGCGGCGCATCTCGGCGCGACGGTGGGTGAGCTCCAGGAGCGAATGAGCTCTGCGGAGTTCACCCACTGGATCGCGTTCTTCTCGATGGAGCCCTGGGGCTACGACGTCGAGATGTGGCAGATGGGAATGATCTCGGCGACCAGTGCCAACGCGGCAGGGCCCAGGAAGGGCGGCAAGGCCTGGCGCCCGGACGATTTCATCCCGAAGAAACACGAACCCTCTCGAGGGCAATCCCTCGCAGAGCAGCGCGTAATCCTTCAATCAATGGTGAAGCATGGCTGACATCGGCACACTCGTCGTCAAAATGGCGGCGGACTCGGCGCAGATGCGATCCGAGCTTGATCGCGTCAAGAAGGACCTCAAGAGCACCGAAGGCGGCGTCGGGTTCCTTACGAACAACCTGAAGCTCCTCGGCGGGATCGCGGCGGGGGTCTCCTTCACGGCGCTCATCTCCGAGTCGATACAGCTCGCGGGCGTCCTCAACGACACCGCGATCAAGACCGGGATCTCGGTCGACGCCTTGCAGCGCCTCCAGTTCGCAGCCGGGCTCTCTGGCGGTTCGCTCGAGTCGGTCTCGGGCGCCGTGGGCCGTATGCAGAAGGCGCTCGTCACGGCCGGTGAAGGATCGGCCCAAGCAAAAGAGGCGCTCGATCGTCTCGGGCTTTCGGCGCAACAGATCCTCGCGCTCTCGCCGGACAAACAGTTCGAGGCGATTGCAGTCGCTATCGCGGGCATCCAAGACCCGGCAACCCGCACGACCGCAGCGATGGGACTGTTCGGCAAGTCTGGCGCAGAGCTTGTGCCGACCCTGGTCGCGATCGGCACGAACGCCGAGGGCATCAATGCCGCGCTCTCCGAGATCGGCGGGCCGGTGTCCGCCCAGGCGATCGAGGCAGTCGACAACCTCGGAGATCAGCTCGACATTCTCAAGACCGCAGGAAAAAACACCGCGATCGAGCTCGCGGCGCTTGCCTCGATCGTTATCGGTCCTTTGCTCCAGGCGACGGGCGAGTGGATCAAGTCGATCCGCATCCTCGCCGGTGGCGGCGGAGAGCTCGAGAAGCTCGAGCGCAAGCTCGAGATCTTGCGCGAGTCTCGCGACTCGATGCTGCCGTTCTTTCTCAACCTCGGCTACCTCGAGAACGGGAAAGTCATCATGGGCCCGCGCGCGCTACAGCAAGCGATCGCGCAAGTGGGTCGCGAGATCGACATCCTCAAGACGAAGTCGCAGTTCGAGCCGGTAATGGTCGACATTCCGATCGACATCCCGGAGCCAAAGATCCCGGACTTGAGCAAAAAGCGAGAGCTCACCGCGGCCGAACGCCGAGAGCGAGCCTCCGATCAGCAGCCGGAGTACTTGCAGGGAATTCTCTCGAATCAAGAGCTAATCGAGATGATGCACCAGCAGCACTCGGACCGATTGATTGCGATCGACATGTCGACGGCCGCGCAACGGATCAAGGTGCACTCGGACCTCGAGTACTTCCGCATGGAAGTCGCCGAGGCCTTCGGGCTTCAGATGCTCGACTTCGAGGCAATCAAGAATCAGTCGATCATCTCTCTCGCGGGCGAGCTCTTCACGACGCTCGGCGCGCAGAACTCGAAGCTCTTCAAGATTCAGCAAGCCTTCGCGATCGCGAACGCCGTCATCAACGTCGCCCAGGGCGTCACGAAGGCGATGTCCTCGCTCCCGTTCCCGGCCAACCTGGCGGCAGCGGCGAAGGTCGCGGTCGCCGGTGCGATCCAGGTCGCGAAGATCAAGGCGACCAACCCTGGCGGCTCTGCCTCGGTGGCGACCGGCGGGCTCGGCTCGAGTGGTGCCGGAAACGTCGAGGCGGCTCGAGGTGCGACCCAGGGCAACGCCGACCAGGCGCAGATGCAATCGCAACGGGTCGCCCAGGTCGTCATCCAGGGCAACGTTTTCTCGGCGCGCGAGACCGCGGACTGGCTCATCGGTCAACTGTCCGAAGCGATTAACGATCGCGACGTCGTGTTCATCAACGGCAACTCGCGCCAGGCCGGACTCATCGGAGGTGGCGCATGACCGCCGTCGTCTTCAACGCAAAGCGATCTCTCATCGCGGGACATTCCGCGGGCGTCGAGTACACGCTGAACCTTCGCGTCGTCGAGGGCGGCATGACGATCGGCCGCAAGGTCGGATCGGAGGTGCAGCGCACGCTCTCGGATAAGACCGAGACGCTCTACTTTTACGGGAAGACGACCTGGAACGTGACGGTCCTCGTGACCGGCTCAACCGAGCGGTCCGCCTTGCAGGAGTTCCTGCACTCGGTGGAGGCGCAGGAGAGCTTCACGTTCTCGCCCTATGGCGTCGCCGGAAGTCTCGGCACGACCTACACCGTGCGCCGCGTCAACGTGAACTACAGCTTCGAGCGCCTCGATGCGACCGGCAGCTCGCCCGATGAAGACGCGATGCGCGTCAGCTTTGACATCGAGGAGGCGTAATGCGGACCGATCCCGTCGCCCTGGACATCGCCAACCGCAGCCAGGTCAAGGAGCCGCGGTTCATCGTCAAGATCGAGTACCCGGTCGACTCGATCTACATCACAAGCCACGGGGACATCACCGGCGTCCCTGGGACCGTGCTACAGGGCGCGCTCCAGGAGCCCTCGATCGTCTCGCAGCGATTGAACCCCATCGACGGGCGCAGTGAGATCGGCTCTGCCTCCTTCGCTGTCGTGGACCTCGGCGCAGCTCTTACGGACGAGATCCGCGAGCGGCTCAACGACGACGAGGGTCTGCGCGATCGCCAGGTGCGGTTCTACCTCGGCTACGCCGGGTTCACTTTCGCCGACTGCGTGCTCATCGGGACGCAGAAGATCTCCGAGGCGAGCTTCGAGCGCGGTCGGTACCAGATCAAATGCGCCGACGTGCAGCGGTCCGCGAAGAAGGACATCTTCGAGCTCTCCGAGACGACGCTCTCCCAGTCGATCAGCGCAACCGACACGACCGTCTATGTCACCTCGACGACGGGCTTCTCGACCGTCTATCACGGCTCGAGCTACACCGACGCGGCGAGCCAGTCTGTCGGCTACATAAAAATCCGCGACGAGGTAATCCGCTACACCGGAAAGACCTCGACGAGCTTCACCGGCTGCACGCGCGGCGTGCTAGGCACTGTCGCGAGCAAGTATGACGTCGACGCGGGTGTCGCAGCCTCCAGGCGCGAGAAGGTCACCGAGCACGTCTATCTCGAGCTCCCGGCCGTCAAGCTCGCCTACGCAATACTGACCGGCACGCTGTACGGCGACTCGGCGACACTGCCCTCGACCTGGCACCTCGCAATCGACCCGGCGCTTGTGCGCCTCGCGGACTACACCGGCATCGGTTCGGATATGTGGAACGGCGCGGACGGTGGCGTCGTGATTCGCTTCGAGGGGCTGAAGAAGACCGACGGCAAGAAGTTCCTCGAGGAGGAGATCTGTCGTCTGCTCGGTCTGTTCATGCCGGTCTACGCCGACGGCGCGCTCGGACTGAAGCGCGCATCGCGCGTGCTCTCGGACTCGGCAACCGTGGCGACCCTGGACGAGTCGAACTCGACCCAGGTCGGCGAGCTGCTGCACGACATGGGCGAGCTGCACAACGTCTTCCGCATCTCGTGGAACTGGAACGGCAGCGACTACACCCGCACGACCTCACTCATCGACGCCGCATCGGTCGCCGTGCACGGGCGCGCAGATCCGCTCGACCTCAAGTTCAAGGGCCTCTACGGCGGACGCGCGACCGACTCGCTCCTCTTTCAGCTCGTCGACTCCCTGCGTGATCGCTACGCCGCACCTCCGCAGCGCCTCTCCGTGTCGGTTCTGCATTCGCTAAACCGCCTCGAGATCGGCGATGTCGTGCGCGTCAAGTTCGCATCGGTGCGCGACTTTGCGGGAACCGGCTCGAGCATCGACCGCGCGTTCGAGATTCAGAACATGTCGGTCAATCACCGCACCGGCCAGGTGCAGCTCGAGCTCTTCGGCTCGACGTCTCCGGCCTCTGCGCTCTCGCCGACGACTGCGGTGACCGCGCTGCCGGACGCCTTCTATACATCGACCGGCACTGCGCTCTCGAGCGTCGCCACGATAACTGCGGGCGTCATGGCCGCGGGAACGTACACGCTGAACGGCACCTCCGACATCACTGCGTCCGCCTCGATCTGGTACCACAACGGCGACCTCACGATCCCCCAGGGCACGACGCTCAACATCTCCGGGAACGTGCAGCTCCGCGTGAAGGGCTATCTCACGATCAACGGAACGATCAACGGCGTCGGCGGCGGCTTGCCTGGCGTCGCTGACGACAGCAATCCGGCGACCGATACGCTCGGCAACCCTGGATGGGTGGGCAACTCGAGAGGGTGGGACGGCGTCGACGCGCACGCGGCCTACAGCAGCGGCAATCCGAAGCTCCTCACGATTCCCGTGCCGGTCACGAAGGGCAAGCACGCGAGCTTCCCTTACGTCGAGCTGACCGTCTCCGGCAGCACGCTCTCCGGGCTTCCGACGGATTTGCGCGGCACGGGCGGCGGTCCTGGCGGGAGCATCTTGAGCGGCGGTCGCGTGGACTTCCGAGCAGCGGGCGGCACGGGCGCAAACGGTGGCGCGGGACTCTGCACGATCTCGCGCGGCTTCAACACAGGGGCCTCGGCGACGATCAATCTGTCCGGCAACAGCTCATCGCTGACGACCTTGCATCGAGCGGGCGGCGGCAACATGTACTGGCCGGGCCCAGGCGGCGCGGGCGGTCCTGGTTCGTTCTTGCTCCTGCTCGATGGCTCGAGCGTCTCGCCGCCGGACGTCACGAACCGATTCATCGCAAACACCGGCACCGTCCCCGTGCCGCAACCCTATCTCGGCTTCATCACGTTTCTCGATAACGAGGGGCTGCATCGCTACGACGACAACCTCGACCCGTGGGCGGGTTACCCGGACCCCGCAGTCATCTCGAACCGATCGCTCGCGGGCTCATGCGTTCGCATCCAGTACGTCCCGGCCGAGGAGACCGCAACCGCCGACCAGGACACAAAACCTCCGGCGATCGCTGCTCTGTCTGTCTCCGCCCAGGACGGCTTCGCGCTTGTCTCCTGGACGCTCCCAACCGATCCGGCGTCCTATGACGCGGTCGAGCTCTACGCCTCGCTGACGAACTCGCGCGGCGATTCGACGAAGGTGTTCGACGGACGAGCGTCGGACTTCAAGCACATCACCAACGACACGAGCGCGCGCTACTACTGGATCAGAACCCGCAGCGCGCGCATCCGCTCGGACTGGTATCCGTCAACGAACACGAGCTCGGTCACGGTCGCGGCTCGCCCGCCGACGCTCACCGGCTACCTCACGAACGAGGCCTTCGTCGTCCCGGCAGACGCCGCGGGCACTGTGAGCTCGTTCTCTGGCGCGGACGGTACCTTCAAGGTCTACATCGGCACCGTCGACGTCACGAGCCAGTGCGCGTTCTCGGTTATCTCCTCAAGCTCGCTCACCGCGACGATCAACGCCTCGAGCGGCGCTTACGCAGCGACCGGCATGTCGGCGGACGTCGGCTCGGTGGCATTCCGCGCGACCTACGCGGGCAGCTACACGATCGACAAGGTCTTCACAGTCACCAAAGCGCGCCAGGGCACCGCCGGAACAAACGGCACGAACGGCGCGAATGGCACGAACGGGACAAACGGAACCAACGGAACCAACGGAACCAACGGGAACAACGTCTCCCAGGTCTACGCCTACAAGCGAGCCTCCTCGGCACCTGGCGACAACCCCGGCGCGGTGACCTTCGATTTCACGACCGGAACGATTACGACCGCAACGCTCGCGAATGGATGGTCGAAGACGATCCAGGCTGGCACCGACCCGCTCTACGCCGTCGTCGCGTCGGCTGTTTCCGCAAGCTCGACCGACCCGATCGCTGCGAACGAGTGGAGCTCGCCGGTACTCCTGGCACAGAACGGAGCCAACGGAACCAACGGAACCAACGGAACCAACGGCGCGGACGGTCTGAACTCGGCGACCGTGTTTCTGTATCAGCGCACCTCGAGCAATACGGCGCCGAGCGTCGCGACCGCAGGGACGACGACCTACACCTTCTCGAGCGGCACGGTAAGCGGACAGCCTAGCGGATGGACGCGCGCGGTCCCGTCATCGGGTGGCGGCTATCTCTGGGCAATCCAGGCGACCGCCGCATCGAGCTCAAGCACAGACTCAATTGCCAATAGCGAGTGGAGCTCGCCGTCTCTAATTTCCCAGGACGGGGCACCTGGGGCCAATGGCAGCAACGGGACGAACGGCTCGAACGGGGCGGACGCGGCTAATATTCAGCTCTCAAAGAGCTCGTTCCAACTCTTCGCCTACGCCGACGGCACCGTCCCGAGCTTTTCTGGCGCTGACGGTCTGCTCAAGGTTTATCTTGGCGCCACCGACGTCACCGCATCGGCCTCGCTCTCGGCGACCGGCGGCGCGGGCGTCACCGGCACGATCAACAACGCCGCGAGCTCTCCCGTGTCCGGTCAGCCGAAGGGCTACTACCGGATCACCGCGCTCTCTGTGGACGTCGGCACGCTCACGCTGTCCGCCGTCTACAACGGCGTCACCTACACCGCGACATTCGCGGTGTCGAAAAACAAGGTCGGCTATGAAATCGTCGGTACACTCCCGTCGACGAACTTGTTCGCCGGTCGCATGGTCTTTCTCACGAGCGACTCGAAGCTGTATCGCTACACCGGCTCCGCCTGGACGACCGCGGTCCCGACATCTGATCTCTCCGGTCAAGTCATCTCGACACAGATCAGCGACGACGCGATAACGACGGCCAAGCTCGCCGCAGACTCGGTAACAACGAACAAGATCGCCGCCGGTCAAGTGACCGCCGGAAAGATCTATGTGACGGAT